GACGGCAAGGTCGTCTTCCACGACCGCTCGTCGATGCTCTCCACCACCGGCTCCCACGGCGTCTCGCAGGCAACCTACGGCGACGGAGGGGGCGCGGAGATCGCATACGAAGACCTCGGCATCGGAAACGACGACCAGGACCTCTGGCCGACCGTCTCGGTTTCCCGTTCGGGAGGAGCCACCATGACCGCCTCCGACGCTGCAGGGGTCATCGCCGACGGACCCCGCGTGCTGCCGATCTCGGCGGATCGCCTGGCTTTCGACGATGACGCGGAGCTGATCGCGCAGTATCTGAGCTTCCGCTATCGCAAGTACGCCTCGCGCCCTCTGTCGGTTGACCTGGATCTCACGAACGACATCACCGCGAACGCAGCGATCCTGTCACGGGACACGCACCATGACCGGGTGACGGTGCTTCGCAGACCTCCTGGCGGTGGGGCGACCGACACGCTCGACTGCCACGTCGAGGGGATCGAGTTCGCCTTCACGCCTACGGGGATCTCCAAGCTCAAGCTCGGCCTGGTCCCCGATCCCGGCATCACGTTCCCCTTCGAGGAGTGCCTGGTCGCCTCGCCTCTGAACTCCGGGGTCACCTCGTCCGTATCGGGCGCCGGGTCGTCCGCGGCGTTGCTGGGGACGGCGATCCCGAATCGCCCCGGCATCATCGAGCTCATCACAGGCACGACCACCACGGGACGCTCAGCCCTGATCGGTATCACGGATGCGGTGCAGCTCGGAGCCTTGGACTGCGTCTATCAGGGTGCTGTGGCCATCCCGACGGCCTCCGACGGCACCAACCGCTTCACGTTGCGTATGGGCCTCGGCGACTCCGCTTCGGCCGAGAGCGTCGACTTCATCGGCTTCAGGTACACCGACAACGTGAACGGCGGCAAATGGCAGGCGGTCACGCGGAAGAACTCGGTCGAGACAGCCGTGGATACGGGGCAGATCATCGAATCGCCCACACCCGCATGGCACAAGTGGGGGTTCCGCGTGAACACCGCGGGCACCTCGGTCGTGTTCCTCATCGATGGCGTGACCGTGGCCACGATCTCGACGAACATCCCAACGGGCTCGAGCCGCAAGCTCACCTACCTGCCGGGCTTCATCCTCAAGTCCCTCGGCACCGCCGCCCGATCCTTCTACGTGGACCGCTTCGCCTACATCCTGGCTCCGTAGTTCGGCGTGACGCAGCCACCAGCATCAGCCTCGTGAGATCCGACCGCGAAGGCCAGATCTACCGCCGCGAAGATTCGCTGTGGGACTGGCGCGTCCGCTCCGCCGGCAACCACGAGATCACGTCGACGTCTGGCGGCCAGGGCTTCACCGAGCGCAACGACGCCCGGGAAGCCGGCGAGCGCGAGCATCCCGATGTCACCTTCGAGGACGTCGACGAGTGAACATCGATTCTTATCGTCGCCGCCGCAAGGACAAGGACGCCTGGACCATCCCGAGCACCGATGAGGCCGCGTTCCTGAAGGACTCGTTCGACCTGCTCGAGCGGGCGGGCAACCGCTACAAGCTCGCGGTGGCCCACGGCCAGTACGGTCCGGCGCGCACGCTGCCGTTCATCCGGAAGAAGCTCCCGGCGCTCCTCGCCTCCGAGAATCCCGGAACCTCGATCGTCGTCGCGTCCGATCGTACCGACGGGGCGGAGTTCGCGTTCCAGCGGATCCAGACGCAGCTGCGGCCGGCCAACACCGAGGGCTCGCCGGCGATCGATCTGATCCACCCCGCGGTCGTGAACGAGTTCGGGCCGATGAACTGGGGCCTGTTCTCCGTCGGGATCTACGTCAACAAGCCCGGCGAGCACGGAGCCGTCGGATCCGGGTGGAGAGGCAATGCTGAGGATTGGGAGTTCTCCGACTCGCAGGCCGACACCGCCGAGAGCGATCGCAAGCTCGACGATCTGGCGAAGTGGCTCGCGGCCGAGCAACCCAAGGGCCTACCGGTCGGCGGCATGATCTCCCAGGGCGAATGGTGGTCACCGACCTCCGCCGGATGGCAGCCCTACCGGGTGGGCGAGAGCCGGTTCCTCCGCCACTTCACCCATCTGCACCTCTCGGGATCGCCCGAGAGGGTGCCGGGCTGGATCTGAGTGCTCGCCGGGCTTCATGTCGTCGACATCAACATCCCGAAGACGATCACGGCGCTCGCCTTGCTCGCAGGCGCGCTCGGTGTCCCGGCGTGGCGCTCAGCTCGGCGTCGCCGGCGAACGGCGCTCGACACGAAGGACGCCGCCGAAGCCGCCCGCGACTCGGTACAACCCACCAACGGCGCGGTCTCACTCGGCGAGGAGATCAAGGAGCGCTTCGACGATCTCCAGCGGGAGGTGCGTCTCGTGAACCAAACGCTCGAAGTCGTCGTCGCGCGTCAGCACGAACACGGGCGCGAGATCTCACAGATCCGCGACGCCGTCAGAGCCACGAACGGGCGGGTCCGAGGGATGGAGACGCGCCTGCAGACCCATCTCGACACAGTCGATCCGCTCACCAAGTGGGCCATGGAGCAATCGGGGATCGAGATCCCCAGGGAAGGGAGCTGACGCAGATGTTCAGCAAGCACTTCGAGCTCGGGTTCACGAAGCAGGACCTCGTCCGGAGCGTCTGGGGGTTCATCGGTGGCTTCGTGGTCGCCTTCGGCGCCGGGGCCTTCGACATCCTCGCGAAGCTCTCGGACTCGTGCAAGGCCGGTCAGTGCGACTGGTCGACGGCCAAGACCGCAGGGGTCGGCCTCGCGTTCGGTACCGGATCGGCGATCTTCTTCGGCCTGAAGAACCTCGTGCTGAAGGACGGCTCGCCCTTCAAGGGGTAGGGGTTCGGCTGTCATCGCCTGCGGATAGGGTTGCCTCGGCGAGTCGACACGCGGACCAATGAACCGTCGCCCGGTCCTGCCGACCGGATCCCGGTGGGGCCGGGCGGGCTCGCCTCACTAGGTGATCGTCCGGCAGTCCGCCTCGAGATTCGCGAGATCCTGCGCTACGTTCGCGACGGTGCCCGAGATGATGTCGAGTTGCAGCGTCGTGCCGTCAAGCGACAGCGTCACCCCCGATGACTTGTCGCGAACGACGGCGTCGATCTCGGCGAGCAGCCGCTTCTTTATGGGCTTCGTGTAGTGCTTCTTCCCGGCATCGGCGATCGCCTCGGCGTCCAGACCAAGGCCGATCGTGGAGCACAGCGCCTGCTCGGTCGTGGTGCCGGACGCTGGCGGTACCGCCGACACGGATCCGGAAGGACCGTCGCACCCGATGAGGAGCACCCCCAGGACCACCAGGCCTATCGTGATCGTCTGCTTCATCCCATCAGACTCCTTTCGAGGGCTGCCTTCATGTTCGAATCCTTCACGCGAGCGTAGCGCTGCACCTGTCCGAGGTCGGCGTGGTTCAGGAAGTCCTTCACCAGGAGCGGGTCCCGCGTGCGCTCATAGAGGATCGTCGCGGCAGTGTGCCTCGCGAGGTGAGCGTTCACCCTGCCCTCGGGCAGCCCCGCGTCGCGGGCGGCATCGCGGAACCAGTCGCCGATCGTATCCTCGTGCCGCCCGATCAGGGTCGATGTCTCTCGGTGTAGCGCCTGGAGCTCCGCGCATGCCTGCAGCGCCCGCGGCGTGAGCATCACCGAGTAGGGCCGGTCGTTCTTCGCCTTGCGAAAATAGATGTGGTCCCCGGCGCAGTCCTGTGGACGCACGGCCGCCAAAGATCCGATACGAGCTCCGGTCTCGAACAGAAGCACGACCGCCCAGCGTCGCATCGCTGGCAGCCGGCGCGCAGCCGCCTCGACGATCGCGGCGATCTCCTCAAGAGAGAAGTAGTCCGGCGGCGGGTACTTCGGTGCGCGGGCCCGGAGCTCAAGCGTGGGGTTGTGGTCGACGTAGCCCTGGACGGTGGCGAACCGATAGAAGCTCCGGAGCGCTGCAACGTAGGCCTCTCGCTTCGAGGATCGGGGCGTGACGGATGCGAGGAACCGCTCGCAGACCTCCTCGGTGACCGATTCCGGCGACGTCCGCGTCCGACGGTAGAACCTCAGCAGGTAGGACTCACGCTGCTCCATCGTCTCCGCGGTGAACTCCCGCGCCGCCATGTGATCGACCCATGCGTCGAGGAGCGCCCAGAACGAATCGAGCGATCCGGCGATGTGAAGGTGCGCGGGCACTTCACTTTCCTCGCCCCGGCTGTTTATCCCGGCGTTGAGCACGGCGCACGGAATCCTGAACCACCTTAGGCTGGGGCGCAAGCTGCATCCCTGGGAGCGCGAGAACCCCTGGCGGTGTTCTCACCGGGTCATCGGGGTTCACGATGACCTCGAGGTGAGGTCTGCCGGCGGATTTGCCTCCGGCATATGGGGGCGTTTCCCGGAACAGCTCAGCGATGGGCACGCGAAGCGCTCCGGCCAGATCAGCGATTGTATCGAGCTGCGGCCAACTCGGTAGCGGTTTGGCCGGATCACGACTCGCCTCCAGGGCCCAGATCGTGTTCTTCGACACTCCCGATTCCGACGCGAGCCCATCCTGGGTCAACTTCGGGACTCGCTGAGTTCGGAGGCGGTGGACGTTACGGCCCAAGACGCGTCTGGGGTCGGGACCTCGTTCCTGTAGCGGCTCGATGGGAGATTGCATCGCCCCCCGAGGATAACCACCCAAAATACCGTTGACAAGACCCAAAGTCTTGTGAATACTACCCATGTGTCCAAGACGCGGTCCCAACCCGATGTGACCTTCGGCCCCAAACGAGGCGCAGGGAAGACTCGAGCGATGGTGCTCGAACTTTGGCGGGAGGGAAAGAACACCCGCAAGATCGCCACGGACCTCGAGATCTCGACCCAGGCGGTCAATCAGCATCTTCGCCGGCTGCGACTGGACGGCGAGCTCGAGGAGAAGGCCTCGTGAGATCAGCGCGATCGACGATCGAACAGCTGAACCAGGGCCACTGCGAGGGTGAGTGTCGCGACGATCAACAGCGCGAGATCCACCTGGATCTCCTTCCGGCGGGGGGTCGTGAGAGTTCTTCCCGCCGGAGGGAGTCTCTTCGTCCGGTCACGCGAGTCATGAAGACCGCACTCGCACTCGCGATCGTGCTCGGGATGATGTCTGCGGCGCCGCCGGCCGAGGCCTCCGGCTTCGGGCCAGTGCTCGATACAGACACGGCGCGTGGACGCCACAAGACGGTCGTCGTGGAAGCGACGCACACCCTTCGAGAGACGACCAGCACCGAGACGGCATTCGTCGTGATCGTGGCGACGATGCGACCGCAGACGCTCGACGGCCTCTCGGCCGTCCGCTGCATCGACGCCACGGGTACCTACACGCTCGAGGCGGACTTCACGCTCCGGTCGGGGCAAGCGGCGATCCTGCCGACCGACCCGACCGGCATCCACCAAACGTACCCGCGTCGCTGCATCGCCTACGTGCAACTCACGTCTCGCAAGCGCGGCTGGATCCAGGCCGACCTCGGCATCTGGGTGGAGAGCCTCTCGCGTCCTGTCCTGGAAGGGAGTCTCATGAACAAGCAGATCTCGCGCATCACCATGCAGGCGGTTCAGCTCTGATGCCCAAGGACAAAGCGCTCTTCGATCGGCGCGAGTTCCAGGGCTCAGTGGTTCTCAAGGAGTGGTGGACCGCGCTCGACGGAGGCAAGTACCTCGGCATCTCGGGCACCGTCTCGATCCTCACGGACTCCGAGATCGTTGGCTTCGAGGTGAACGACCGCGATAGCAAGTGGGTCGCGCGCGTCGAAGGCCCCACGGAATCGGTGGTCGTGCTCGGGTGCCAGGTACGTGGAGTCCACGTGCACGAACGCACCACGGGGCCGCGCGACTACTACGAGGTCCCATGACCCACGACTGCCCGGACTGCGGGCGTTCGTTCGGCGGCACGGCCGCCTACGACCGTCACCTCGACCGCCGGCGTGATCGCTGCAAGTCGAATGCCCAACTGCATCGGATCGGGATCGTGCCCAATGCCTCCGGCGTGTACGTCCGCGGACCGATCAACACGCAAGCGACGCTCATCGACCTCCGGTCGGTTGCACGTACGCCCAAAACAACCCGACGGGGTAAGACGCTCGCGCTCGCTGAGGCGGCGGGCGTACGAAGTACCGGGGACGCGGAATCGCGCGCTCCTGGGCGCTGTGGGAGCCATTGTCGGGACGCGACGACTCTCGCATGCGTGTGCTCATGCGGCGGTCGCTACCACGGTGCCGGACGTCGCGCGGGTGAGCTCGAGGCGCGCGATCGCGGTCAGATCTCGCTCGGAGCGGCGTCGTGAGCTCCCCGGCGATCGGTCTCGTGATCTACGCGGTCGTGCTCACCATCATCGCGGCGTTCCTGTTCGTGTGCATGTGGGCCGACTACCGCGACGAGCAGCGCTGTTCGTGTGCATGTGGGCCGACTACCGCGACGAGCAGCGCGAGAGCGCCGAGTGGGAAGGCCTCGGGATCTTGAACGAGAACGTCGTCCCGCTGAATGTCTTCGCCCGCGCTCGGCGCCCCTACGACTGGGAGATCGACGATCTGCCGCTCGATCCGATGGAGCTGCTCGGCCTCGCGCGCGATCCGCAGGACACGGTCTGATGCCGCGCCAACGAAAGCACTCGACGTCGACCGATCACCGCCAGGTCTATGAGGCACTGATCGAACTCTCCGACGTCGAGCGCCACATCATCTCCCCGGGCGAGCTCTTCACGCAGACGAAGCTCGATGAGAAGGATCCGCCATACCGCGTCGGCTTCTGGCCCGTCTGCCAGGAGTGCCGGCCCTTCAAGCTCCAGGAGTCCGCGTGAGTCTCCTCCACCGCATGACGCCGGCGGAGATCCTCGACTTCGAATCGATCTCCGATCACGGCGTGCCGAAGGACCGCGCGATCCGCGAGCGCTTCGATTGCTCACCGTTCGTCTACACCGCGCACCTGTTCCGCGTGGTGGATCTCCCGGAGGCGCTCCTGATCGCTCCCGAGCTGGTGGCACGGCTTCGCCGGCGTCGCGAGCGTCTCCGAGCTCTGCGGACACCCGGCGTGTCCGACATCCCGCGCGCCCACATCGGGCAGCGCCGGTTGCCGTTCGACGGAAGGAGCACGGCGTGAAGGGCTTGTTGAAGTTCGTGCAATTCCTGCTCGAGATTGGTATCCCCGTCGGGATCTTGTTGGCGGTGTGGGCGATCGTGCTCGACCAGATCGACACGTATCGCTGGCGGAAGGCCAAGCGCTCCGCATGAGCAAGCCTCGCCGGGATTCGACCGGGATGGGGGAGCGCCTAACCTGGTGCCGCAAGGCGCGCCCGCAACCATCGAGCGTGGGCGGCCGCACGGTGGCGGCCGCGGCGCAGAAGGCGGTGCTGTGGTGTCTCGTCGACCACTCCAACGCCGACGGCACCTCCTACCCGAAGCAGGACACCATCGCGGAGGAGGCCTGTCTTTCACGTCAGAGCGTGAACGCCGCGATCTCCGCGCTCGAGGCCCAGGGCTTCCTCACGGTCGCGATCGACCCCGAGGCCCGGCGCTCGAGGATCTACTGGCTCGATCTGTCGCATATCGCGACAGATGCCGGATCCGAGCCTGTCGCAGGAGGCGACACGTCCTCTGACCTGCAGGCTTCCGTCGACCGTCCCAGCCCCCAGGAGCATCTGTCGCAGGAGGCGACACGTCGCCAGGTGGGACGTGTCGCCTCCTGCGACACCGATCTGTCGCAGGAGGCGACACCCTATAAGAAGCCTCTTCTGAACCCTGCTCTTGCTTCGGCTAGCGCCGAAGGCAAGAGCGCGCCGAAGACGACAAACCAGATCCTCGCCTCGATCCTGCTCGATGAGAGCTCGACCGCCCAACACTTCCTCCGTCGCCTCGTCGAGGTCGACGAGCGTTGGGCTGAAATCACGCCCGGCGTGCTGATCAAGCTCGGGCGGACCTACGGCGCGCCGACCCTCGTCGAGGCCCTCGGTTACATGCGCGAAGAAGGCCGCGGCGGCATCGACCCGTACCCGTACCTCGAGTCGGTCTGCGTTCGGATCGATGGCGAGCATCAGGCGGTCTCGGCATGAGGCACGGGACGCGCGCGGCATGGGATGCGGGCTGCCGTTGTGACGGATGCCGGCTCTGCACGCTGCTCGACGATCGCCCGGTGATCCACCGCGAGCGCGCCGTCCGTCGTCCGCCCAACGCCTACGAGGCGCTCCTGCCGGCGGCACCGTACACGAAGGTGATCCGCGCCCTGCTCGACGGCGGCGCGACTGCTCGCCAGCTCGCGGAGATCACCGGCCTGTCGATGACCGCGATCCGGCTCCTGGACCGCGGCGCGACGCTCTGGGTCTACCCGGCCACGGCCGAAGGGATCCGCCGGCTCCTGCCGCTGCTGCAGAGCGAGAAGGCCCCGGCATGAGCGATCCGCGCTCGCGTCACGACTTCCTCAACGCGGTGACGTCCGATGCCGACCTCGCGGTGCAGATGTACGACGAGCTCCTCACGATGCTCGGGAACGCGGTGACCACGGCTCGACTCGCCACGCGAGGGCAGGACGATTGGCGCCGACGGTTCCACGATCGCGACGCCTATGCGCGACTCCTCGAAGCCGAGCTCCGTCCGCTGAGGCTCGCGCAGATGCAAGGCAGCGACGGCGAGCAGGAGGCGCTCTCGGTATGAGCGACCTCGAACACATCCGGTCTGCGCTCGCGTTCTATTCGCCGCGCCTGCGAGATCTGCTCGGCGAGGTGCTCGATACGGCAGAGCAGGAGCACTGGCGGCTGCCGAACTCGAGATCAACGCAGATGCAGTCTTCACCGGGCGGGACCTTTCGGATGCGAGCGGCGCTCGATGACCTCGACGCCGCGATCACTCGGGAGGTGAGCGATGTCGACGTGCAGGTCGTGTGACGCCGAGGTGATCTTCGTCAAGAGCGCGACGACGGGCAGAGCGATGATCCTCGACGCGAATCCCGCGAAGGGCATCGTCCGGACGCTGACCGCTGACGACCTGGTGCTCGCCGGCCAAATGGACGAGGGCGACTACGTGCGCGCTCGCGTCGTGCCCGTGTTCACCGATCACCACGTCACCTGCCCCGACGCTTCGGCGTGGAAGGGGAAGACGCGGTGAAGATGTTCCTCCGTCGCTGGCTGACCCTGTTCCGATACGGGCCGCTCCGCGTGTTCCGCGCCGGCTATGCGCTCGGCTGGCTGAAGGGACGGCGGTCGCGATGATCGACTGCCCCTTCGACGACTGCCTGAGCTTCGAGCCGCCGGCCAAGCTCGCCGACCACATCGACCTCGCGCATCTGACGGGGCGCGATCCGGCGGACGAGCTCTCGCTCGAGCAGATCGAGTCGGCGATCTCGAACCTCGGCGCACAGACCGTCACCGGCATGGAGATCCTGCAGCTGCCCAGCGCCCACGAGCTCCTCGGCCGCGCTCGCATCGATGCGCGCCCCGAAGCCGAGATCGTGCTCCGCCTGGTGCTCGGCCGCGCGCTCCTGGAGGCCTCGGCGTGATGCACGTCTACCGACTCGTCATCGAGTACTGGCCGGGAGAGCTCTACCGTCCGATCCGACGCGATGTGCACGTTCTCGCCGGCGATGGGGCCGAGGTATTCGAGGCACTGGATGCGTTCCTCGGCGATTCGAAGTACCGGATCCACGGCTTCGTTCGGTTGGCTGATCGCCCCCGCGTGCTGATCGGGGTCGGCGCATGAAGGTCGAGATCCCGATGATCTCGCAACCCTGGCCCACCGGCGAGCCGGCGGTCGCCTGGCACGGCCAGATCCAGCCGGTGCCACTTCACCGCCCGCAGACCGTGCAGTTCGGTCGGAACCAACGCGGCGCGCGGACGATCCCGCACATGAACGACGTCGCGTTCCGCTCCGAGCTGCAGATCGCCTGGTTCCAGGCGCGCCTCGATCGCTCACCGCTCGAGGGCCCGCTCGCGGTCGTGATGGAGTTCTCGGGCAACACGGTGACGCGGTGGAACAAGCGCGCGCCTCGGCCCGATCTGTCGAACCTGATCAAGTCGGTTGAAGACGCCGCGAACGGCGTGCTGTGGGATGACGACCGCAACGTCATGCAGCTCGTCGCCTCGATCCGGCGCTGGGACAAAGACGCGCAACCGCTCGTCGCGCTGTGGATCTGGACGATCCCGGCATGGCCATCGCTCGGGGATCCGGGCGACGCTCGACTGGCGACGATGAACGCTGTCGACCACCCGGGTTCCCGAGCCCACTCGGGAGGTGAGGCCCTGAGAAACCGTTCCGCCTAGCGACCCTCCTCACGGTGGAGGGCGACGACTCGACGGAGGTGCCGAACCCCATGAACCGACTAGTCCGCATCGCACTAGCAGCCACCATCACGATCGGATCGTTATGGACCTCCTTGCAACCGGCGGCCGCGCTCGAACCCAAGACGGCCATAACCCACACGAGCAGATGGGAGGGCCCATGCCAGGGTTTCGCCCTCGGGGAGACGCTCAAACCGGCGTTCTCACTCGCGCACCACGGCATCGCGATGAAGCGCGAACACGCGCTCGCTCGCTGCATCTTCGCAAAGTGGGCGCCGGGCCTGTTCGCCGGCGCGCAAGCGGTGATCGATCGCGAGTCATCGTGGTGGATCTGGGCCAAGAACCCCGACACCGCGACGGCGTGCATCGTGTGGGGCGTCAACTACGTCCCGTTCGGCTCGTGCGGTCTCGCGCAGCATCTCGCCCGCTACTGGCCGGGCCGCGTGATCGCCTACCTCAAACCCGAATGGTTCCCGACCTCATGGCCGCAGATCTCACCTCTCGACGCGCGAGCGAACCTCATCGCGATGGCGAAGATGGCACACGCCTCCGGCGGGTTCTGTCCCGGCGCGTGGTGCCCGACGTGAATGCGAAGACACGGAGGCCTCGCGCGTGAAGTGCGCGGAGAAGCGGCGCTATCGCTCGCAGGCCAAGGCCCACCAGGCCCTCGTCCGCGTCAAAGCAGTCGCCACGAGACGCGGGTTCAAGACGCCGACGCACACCTACGGATGCTCCGAGTGTGGCGGCTGGCACATCACCACGACGGCGAAGAGGCCGGCGTGAGCGTCGGTATCGCGCATCCGTGGGTGACCGTCGACACGATCACCGAGACCGTCGCCTGCGATCGGTGCGGCAAGGCCGAGTACGTCCGCGATCGTGCCGCCGAGATCTTCCTCGACGTGATCGATGCGTTCCTCAAGGTCCACAAGACCTGCCGCCCCACCGGCGAGATGTTCGATCTGAACCGCAAAGACCTCCAGTGAGGGGGTTCCGCTCGCTCTCGGCCGTCTTCGACGATGACGAGATGCGAGAGGCCGATGCACGCGCGAGCGTGCTGACGAGAGGGAGGCAAGACGAGATGGCGAAGTGCAGCGATCCGAGATGTGCGGAGCGTGGCGGCAAGGCCGGACATCGCGGACGCCACCGCGGCACGCAACTGGCTCGAAGAGGCCAGGTTCCAGGGCGCGGCCCGATCCCAACCCAACCCCCGAAGCAGACGCCCACGTCCTCAGGAGTACGTCAGGGCGTGATCGAGATCGGGGACGGCCTAATGGTCGTCCTCACACGCAAGGCGACCGAATGGCTCCGCGATCTTGCGATCGCCGGCGCGGGCCCGCAACCGACCGACGTCTTCAGCGAAGAATTCGACGCATGGCGGGAGCGCGCCCTCGTCGTTAAGGAGCTCACCGACGCACTCAAGGGAGACGACTGATGCAAGAGATGGTCCTGCTTGAAGATCTGCACGTAGTGGCCACCAATCCGCGCCGCGGCGTGGGCGACGTTCGCGAGCTCGCGGCATCGATCAAGGCGGTCGGCATCATCGAGCCGCTCGTGGTTACGATGACGAACGGCGTGATCGCGGGATCCAGACGACTCGCGGCGGCTCGCATGGCCGGCCTCCTGGAGGTCCCCGTCATCCGGCGCGACGCGGATGTGCGCGAGCTCCAGGAGCTGATGCTGATCGAGAATCTGCAACGCGCCGACCTGGCGCCACTCGAAGAGGCGGCCGCGCTCCAGGTGCTCGTCGACATCGGCGCGGAGCAGAAGGACATCGGCAAACGGATCGGGCGTTCGCAGTCCTGGGTCTCGAAGCGTCTCTCGCTCTTGGCCTTGCCGGAAAAGGCCCAGGAGGCCCTATATTCCGGGGGAATATCGATCCACGATGCCGAAGAGCTCGCGAAGATCGCCTCGACGCCCAAGATCGTCGATCGGATCGTCGATCGCATCGCCGCCGGCGAGAAGATCACCGTCGGCGCGGCAGTCGGCGTGGAGCAGCGCTCTGAAGAGCTGCACGCCGAGCTCGAGGCGCGCAAGGCCGAGCTCGAAGCCGAAGGCAAGACGGTCCTCGTCGAGGAACGCGGGGCGCCGATCGGCGGGCTGCGCGATCTGTGGAACACAAGTGACCAGCAGAGGCATGAGAGCGAGCCGTGTGTCGCGGTCAAGCTGCGGATCGGCTTCAACCACATCGACGAGGAGCTCGTCTGCACCGATCCCGATCGCCACGCCGATGCTGATGACGTCCGCCAGCCCGACCGCGCGAGAGAACGCGCCGAACGCGAGGCGGAGGAGAAGGTGCTCGAGCTCGCGAAGCAAGGCCGCCTCGCAGCCTCGCAGGAGATCTGCCGGAAGATGCCCATGAAGCAGACCACCGAGCTCATCGAGCTCGCCATTATCGCAGGCGCCAGCGATGATTGGAACGACTACACGCGTGCTCTTGCCGTCCTCGAGCTGCCCGTGCCCGAGGATGGCAAGAGCGATCCGCTCGGCCTGTCTGATAACGGCGAAGAGCAGGCGATCCTCGAACAGCACGCGGCGCACTCGGACAAGGCGCGCCACCACGCCGCGCTCGCGCTCAGCATGGCCCGCATCGAGGGACTCCTCACTTGGACGCTCTGGACGGAGACGCTCGTGCAGCGCTACTTCGCGCTGCTGGCGATCGCCGGCTACGAGCCGTCTGAGGCCGAACGCGCGAAGCTCGAGCCGCCGTCGGCGGAAGACGACGATGACGAGCCAGCCATAACCGATGGCTGAGCGCATGGGGACGGCCGAGCTCACGGCACTCCTGCGTGCGACATACCCGGCTCCTGAGTGGTATTTCCTCACCGGCGTGCGATCGGATGCCGGCTACGGCTCGACCGGCGCGACGGTGAGGACGGCCGACGCGATCGCGATGAACCTGTGGCCGTCGCGAGGTCTCGAGATCCATGGCTTCGAGCTGAAGGTCGACCGTCGGGATTGGCTGCGGGAGCTCAAGAACCCCGAGAAAGCCGAGGCCGTCGCGCGGTATTGCGATCGCTGGTGGCTCGTTGTCCCCGATCCGACGATCGTCGCCGAAGGCGAGCTCCCGGTGACATGGGGATTGCTCGCGCCGAGTCCACGCAAGGTCGGTGTGCGACCGGTCGTGGACGCTCCCGCCGTCGAGGCCACCACGCCCGATCGTGGGTTCCTGGCCGCGATGCTGCGGCGCGCTCTCGATGTGAAGCCCGACGACCAGGAGCTCCGCGCCGAGTTCGAACGCGGCGCAGAGGCCGCGCGACGCAAGCGCGCTGATCTCGATGAGCCGAAGGTCTTCAACGATCTCCGCGAGCTCGAGGGACTTCGGCGTGGGATCGCTAGGTTCGAAGAAGCCTCCGGGATCAAGATGCATCCCTGGGCCGCAGGTGACATCGGCAAGGCCGTGCAGGAGCTCGTGCGCGATCGAGCCGCCGGCGAGGCCGCGACGAATCGCCTGGCCAACCTCGCTCGCGAGGCCACTCGGATCGGCGAAGAACTTCAGCGCCGCGTGTCTGACCTCGATGCTGCGGCGCGGATGGCTAGGCCCACGTGAGCCTCGACGATGTCGAGATCGCAGGCATCGCCCACCGAGGCGACACCGTGATCTTCCGGCTCCGCCGTCCTCTACGCCCTGCAGCGCTCGAGCATCTGCATGAGGCCCTCCGCGCGGTCGCGAAGAAGGGCGGCTGGGACGTCGTCATCATCGATCCGGACTCCTTCGACGTCGAGGTGATCGCAAGCGATGCGCCGGCGTGACGCACGCTCGAAGATTCGCGCGGATGAGTGCAACAAAACACCCGCAACAAAGGCCGCGCGATTGGACGACGAAGGAGATCGCGCTGCTCGAGGCTCTCGCGCCGCATGGTCGCGAAGCGGTCGCTCTCGCCGTGGGACGATCGATCTCATCGGTCGTCATGCAGGCGGCGCGGCGCGGGATCTCGCTTCGGCGTGTCGGCGAGACTCGCGGTCGGCGAGCATGTGGACCGACCATCCGGATTCGCGAAGGTATCGCGCTCTGTCCGCGATGCACGGTCGATCCCATCGAGGTCGAGGAGACCGGCCTCTGTAGGACCTGCCATCTGAAGCAGCTCGCCGCTCAGCACGAGCGCGAGATCGCGGCGAAGGAAGCGCGCGAGGCCGAGGCCCAGCGCGAGCTCGACGCGGCGCGCCAGCGCAAACACCGCGCGAAGGTCGACGCCTGATGGATCGCGCAGCTCGTCGGCGTGTGGCTCGAGACATGGGTCGCAAGCGCGCCGGATCGAAGAAGGGACGGCGCGAGGCGATCCGCACGCCGCCACACGAGGAGACGTTCGAACACCTCCGACACGCTGGCTTCGTGCCGGCGCGGCCGAGGATCATCCTTCCCGGCCAGAAGACGTGAGGCTCGGCGTACCGTCCCACATAGCTGAGTAGGGGAGCACGGTCGTCCCCATCGGCCTCATAAGCCGAAGATCGTGGGTTCGAATCCCACCTCAGCAACGATGAAGCCTATGAACGAGCAGACCCTTCGTTGTCGTTGGTGCAAGTCCCCGATGCAAGCCGCGGGGCGCTGCCCTCATTGTGATCTTGACGCCCATGCTCCCGCAAGCTGCCCGCTCTGCCATGCAGGAACGCGAGAGATAGAGCGCCTGCTCCGCGAGGAACGTCGAGGGTGAAGCGGCCCTGCATCCGGTGCGGCGTGCCCACCAGCGGATCGGCGTGTGCTAACTGTCGATCGCCTCGCAACCCCACCTATGCAGAGAAGCAGCGACGTCGAGCGACGATCGCGGCGTGGATCCTCGCTTATGGCTTCGTCTGCCCCGGCTACAACCGTCCAGCCCATGCAGCCCTCGACCTCACCGCCGACCATCTCAGACCGCGTGTCGTTGGCGGCGAGGCTGGACCGCTCGGCGTGCTGTGCCGTGGATGCAACGCGAGTCGGCGCGATGGATGGACAGTGGCGGGGGGAGGGGCCTCAACGGGTCTTGAAGAGGCCGCACCGACACCCAGCACCTTCGCCAGATTGCTTACGGGTTCGGGGGTTTTAGAATGCCCAGCTTGATTTGTGCGGGTTGTCCGACCCCGCTCGACCCTCGGCGCTATCGCGGAGGGCTACCGCGGAAGTGGTGCAGCGGGGCTTGCCGAGCGCGTGCCTTACGTCGCGCGACAGGCGCATGGATGGCGGAGCGGGCGCCGGATGGGACCTGCGCTCATTGCGGTGGCTCGTTCAGGCCCTCGAGGTCATACCAGCTCTTCTGCTCCGCACGATGCGGTTGGCTCGAGGCGCGCGTCGGCGGCCCGGGTGCCGGGGTCCGCCCAGCCAGGGCGGCCACCTGCGCGTACTGCGGGGACGCCGTCGAGACCCGGAGCTCGACAACCGCGATCTGCGAGGACTGCAGGGACGCGCGGCAGCGAGCGAAGAACAACCGCCGGCGCGGGGCCCGGCGGATCGGGATGTACCACCTGTCGGAGGTCGGCGATCGCGATGGCTGGCGCTGTCATCTGTGCAGGGAGCCGGTGGATCGCACGCTATCGGGCCTCGCTCCCTTAGGGCCGACGATTGACCATCTCATCCCGCTGATCGACGGCGGTCCAGACACCTTCGAGAACGTCTCCCTCGCACACCGGGTTTGTAACTGTGGCCGAGGCGCCCGCGGCACCGTGCAGATGAGGCTGGTGGGGTAGATGGTAAAGGGACCGCCACCGAAGAAGCCTGCAGCTCGTCGGCGGACCAACGTGCCCGCCGCCGGCGAATGGAAAGCCGCATCCGGGATCGGCTGGCAACACAGCCCGAAGATCCCGTCATGCCCGCAGGGGTTGAAACTCGCCTCGCGGAGGGCCTGGAGGACATGGTTCACCTCGTGGTTCGCCGCTCACTGGACGCCGGCCGATCTGCCCGGTCTGCGACACGTCATCATGCTTTACGACGAGGTCGAACGCGGCGAGATGCAGCGGATGGGCGAACTCCGGCTGCAGCAGAAGGGCTATGGCATCACCCCTGAGGGGCAGCAGGCCCTGAGGTGGGAGCCACCGAAGGAAGAGCTCACCTCGACCGGCGCTCCAGCGCCGAAGCCGGCGGGCCCCTACGGTCACCTCCGTGCGGTGCCCGGCCCCAACGCCGGCGCCTAACCGATGCCCTGGCGCGGATCTGAGGACCCGGAGGCGTTCCCGACACTCGGGTGGGAAATCCTCGCCTGGTCTCACGCCTATCTGCCCTCGCCGGGAGACGAGACGCAGCCGCTCGTCTACACCGACGAGCAGGCTCTGCGGATCCTTCGGTGGTTCGAGATCGACCCAGACCTCGAGCGGTTCATCCACGAAACGATGATCCTCGAGGAGGCCAAAGGCTGGGGGAAGTCGCCGTTCGCCGGCTCGCTCGAGATCGCCAGTCTCGCCGGCCCGGTGTGCTTCGACGGGTGGGATGCGAACGGGGAGCCGGTCGGTGTGCCGTGGGGGACGGGCGAGCGCCCGCCGCCGTGGATCCAGATCGCGGCGGTCTCCGAAGACCAAACCGACAACACCTACGGCGCGCTCTACTCGATGCTCGTCGCGAACGACGGCCACGCCGCCGACGAGCTCCGGATCGACGCCGGCCGAACGCGCCTGTTCCTTCGCGATCGCCCCGGCCGGCTCGAGCCCGTCACCGCATCGGCCGGATCCCGCGAGGGCCAGCGCCTCACCGACGCGGTCCTTGACGAAACCTGGCTCTGGCTTCAGCGGAACGGCGGCGTGAAGCTCGCCGGCACGATCCGGAGGAACCTCGCGAAGATGGGCGGGCGTTCGATCGAGACGACGAACGCCCCGATCCTGGGCGAGAAGTCGGTCGCCGAGCAGCGGAACCCCGACAAGCCGAAGCCCGGAGCGCTCTACTTCTCGCATCGGCCCTCGATCGCGCCGGCTCCGGATCTCCCCGAAGAGCAGATGCGGATCGCGCTCGAGGAGGTCTACGGCGATGCGTCCTGGGTCGACCTCGAGCGGCTCCTGCGCGAGATCTCGAACCCGATCAACCCCTGGACGGACTCGGTGCGGTTCTGGTTCAACACGCGCGACGCCGGCGCCGGCATCGCCGTCGATCCGCGACTGTGGGATGCGCGCAAGGTGACCGACGTCGACGTGCCGGCGGGCACGAAGATCGGCCTCGGCTTCGACGGATCGATCTCGCGCGACGCGACGGTGCTCCGCGGCTGCACCCGCGAGGGCTATAGCTTCCTGATCGGCGCGTGGTACCCGAAGCCGGGCGATCCGATCGACTGGACGGTGCCCCGCCTCGAGGTGCACCAGGCGGTCGCCGAGGCCTTCGCGACGTACAAGGTCGGCCTGATGCTCTGCGACCCGCCGAAGTGGTACACCGAGATCGAGCAATGGGCCCAGCTCTACGGCGAAGAGACCGTGCTCGCCTCCGACACGAACCAGGCGCGCCGGTTCGCGCCGCAGGTCGATCGCTGGCTGACCGGCCTGCGCGAAGGCGCGCACACCCATGACGGGGATCCCCTCACGACCGAGCACGTCCGCGCCGCGCATCTGAAGAAGGTCCGGATCTCCGACCCGGATGACGACGAGCGCACGCTCTACGTGCTCGTGAAGGGCGAGGGCAGCCGACGGATCGACGCCGCGGTCGCCGACGTGCTCGCATACGAGGCCGCGATGACGATGCCGGACGCGCCCGAGCTCGAGCCGCTCTTCGGGTGGGCGTGACCTTCGCCCGAACATCGCAGCGTGGGCCTCTGGCACGATCTTCGAACCGCGCGCAAGCGTGCCGATGACCTCGAGTCGCGGTACTCCCTCGATCAGTGGGTCGCCGAATACTTCACGTTCGCCGGCAACACCTACGGGTTCATCCCGCGGCAGACGATCAGCGGCAACACCGAGCCGATCATCAACAACTTCGTCGGGATCGTGCAGGGCGCGCTCAAGGGCAACGGCGTCGTGTTCGCGTGCATGGTCGTTCGCCAGATGCTCTTCACCGAGGCGAGGTTCCAGTTCCAGCGGATGAAGGACGGCCGGCCCGGCGATCTGTTCGGCACGCCGGAGCTCGCGATCCTCGAGACCCCGTGGCCCACGGGCACGACCGGCGATCTCCTGGCGCGCATGGAGCAGGACTCGAGCCTCGCCGGCAACGCATTCGTTCGGCGCGCCGGCTCGCTGCTCGAGCGCTTGCGGCCGGACTGGACGACGATCGTGATGGGATCGCAGAAGCCCGATGCGGAGCTTTGGGATCTCGGGACCGAGATCATCGGCTACATCTACCAGCCCGGCGGTCCGACCGGAGGCCGTCAACCGATCTCGCTCACCGCCGAGGAGGTGGCGCATTACGCGCCGTTGCCGGATCCCGTCTCGCCCTACCGCGGGATGAGCTGGCTGCAGCCGGTCATCAACGAGATCCAAGGCGATACCGCCGCGATCGCGCATAAGCAGTCGTTCTTCGACAACGGCGCGACGATCAATCAGGCGATCGTGCTCGATCCGAGCGTGCCAAAGGAGATGTTCGAGTTCTACCGCGATAACTTCCGCAAGGAGCACGAGGGGCCGATGAACGCCTACAAGACGCTCTTCCTCGGTGGGGGAGCGGACATGAAGGCGATCGGCGCGAACTTCCTGGAGATGGACTTCAAGGCGGTCCAGGGCGCCTCCGAGACCCGGATCTGCGCTGCCGCGAACCTGCACCCGACGATCGTCGGTCTGTCGGAGGGTCTGCAAGGATCCTCGCTCAACGCCGGCAACTTCGGCGCGGCTCGTCGACTCACCGCCGACAAGTGTCTTCGTCCGCTCTGGCGGAACGTGTCGGGCTCGCTCGCCCACATCATCAACGTGCCCGGCGGTTCCCGTCTGTGGTACGACCCGCGAGACATCGCGTTCCTGCAGGAAGACGCGAAGGATGACGCCGACATCCGCGCGGTCGAGGCGACGTCGATGAAGACGCTCATCGATGCCGGCTTCAAGGCCGAGACGGTGATCGAAGCGATCACCTCGGGCGATATGACCAAGCTCGTGCACACGGGTCTGTTTTCCGTGCAGCTGCAGGCGCCCGGCTCGACCAAGATGCCGACGGGCGAAGCGCCGGGTGAGACACCGGTCGCCGGCGGCTCTGCTCCGGTCGATGCCCCAGCTGTGCCGCCCACGAACGGAAAGCCGCCGGCGAAGACTCCGGCGTGACGCGGCGGCCACCATCGGACCCGATGGAGCCCAAGCGACTTCCGCGCGAGAACCTCGTCCGAGCGATCTCCCAGGGCTTCGAGTTCCGGGAGATGGGCGACGGCAAGCCGCCGCAGATCTTCGGGCACTTCGCGAGGTTCTCGGAGTGGACGCTGATCGATTCGATGTTCGAGGGCAGGTTCATGGAGCAGATCGCTCCCGGCGCCTTCAAAAAGACATTCTCTGAGGGACGCGACCGCTTCCGCATCCTGTTCCAGCACGGGCAGGACCCGACGGTCGGCGACAAGCCGCTCGCATCGGTGACCGATCTCCGCGAGGACGACGAGGGCGCGTACTACGAGGGCGACATGCTCGACACCTCGTACAACCGCGACCTCCTGCCGGGTCTTCAGGCCGGCGTGTATGGGGCATCGTTCCGGTTCCGCGTGATGCGTGAGGACCTGGTCGAAGAGCCTGGTACCTCCGATCACAACCCCGCTGGCCTTCCCGAGCGCACGATCAGGGAAGCAGAAGTGATGGAGGCGGGGCCTTGCACATTCCCAGCCTACGCAGGAGCGACCGCCTCGGTGCGATCGCTCACTGACGAGTTCCTGTTCAGCGGCTTCACGCGCGATCCGAAGCGGCTCGTGGAGCTGATCGACAACGTGCGGGCCAAGGACAAGCCCGCAGTCGCACCACCCGCACCCTCGATCGATCCGGCGCCGGCAGTGGCCACCCCGGATCCCGAGCGCCGCGACGTCCCGACTCCGAAAGAAGATCCGAAGGAGGACGACGTGCCACCCGAAATCGACCGATTCAAGAGCCTCGAGGAGCTCCACGCTCGACACGCGGAGATCCAGGCGAGGCTGCAAGAGATCAGCGCCGAGTGGGGCGTGCGGGCACTCGACGCCGATACCTCGGTCGAGTTCGACGAGCTCGCCGAAGAGCGGTCCGCGATCGAGGAACGGGTCGCCGACGTCGAGCAGCGGCTGAAGGTCGTCGGCGAGACCGCGAAGGACGAGCGGAAGGTCGAGCGCGAGCCGGTCGGCCGGTCCTTCCAGGCGCCCAAGTCGCGCCTGCCCGACAACATCCACGACATCGAGGCCTACCGCGTGAACGCGCGCACGGCCGCGGAGCACACAATGCTGCTCCGCGATGGCGCGATGCGTTCGGTGGAAGGCGCGGACTTCCCCACCGCTCGATCGCGTGAGGAAGTCCAGACGCACATCGAGCGCCTGCTCCGCACGATCGACGAGCCGAACGAGGCGCTCGGCAAGTCCGGCTCCGAGCTCGCGCGGCGGATCCTATTGACAGGCTCCGAGGTGTACCGCCGGGCGTTCGGCAAGTTCGTGCTGGGCCGTCCGATGTCGCCCGAAGAGCAGCGCGCTCTGTCGTTCACATCGGCAGCCACCGGCGCGGCCGCGGTGGTGTACCAGCTCGACCCGACGATCGTGCCGACCTCGAACTCGAGCGTGAACCCGATGCGGGCGATCGCGCGAGTCGAGACGATCTCCGGGACGAACGAGTTCAAGTTCGTGACCTCCGGCGCGATCACCGCCGCATACGGCGCGGAGGCGACGGAGGCGACGGACAACGCCCCGACACTCGCCCAGCCCGACATCATCGTGGAGAAGGCGCAGGCATACGTGCCGTTCTCCATCGAGATCGGGCAGGACTGGGGCGCGCTCGAGACGGAGATGGGGGCGCTCTTCCAAGACGCGAAGGACGACCTCGAGGCGACGAAGTTCCTGCTCGGTGCAGGCCACGGCTCGACCGAGCCGAAGGGGCTCATCGTCGGCGCCACGGCCACGACCACGGCAGGCGGCGTGGGAGCCTTCGCGATCGCGGACCTCTACAAGGCGTGGGAGGCGCTGCCTCCTCGGTTCCGTCCGCGCGCGCAGTGGATCGCGAACCTGTTCACGTTCGACAAGGTCCGCCAGTTCGACACGGCGGGCGGCTCGGGCGTGTGGCAGTGGAAGACGAGCCTGAACGGTGGGCAGCTCGCGGCCGATCTGGCCTCGAACCCGTCGCTCGGACGCGGAGGTTCCTCGGGCAACCTCGGGGCGCTCCTGCTCGGGCGTGAGACGAACGAGGCGACCGCGATGGTCGCTGCACTCACGACCGGCTCGAAGATCCTCGTGGTCGGCGACATGCGGTACTTCGTGATCGTCGACCGGATCGGGATGGACGTGGAGGTTGTGCCGCTCGTCGTGGGCACGAACCACCGTCCGACCGGGCAGCGCGGGCTCTACGCCTACTGGCGGAACAGCTCCGAAGTCTTGTCGGCGGCCGCGTTCCAGGTCCTGGTCACCGGATAACCAAGACGGGCTTGTGCCGGGGGGCTTCGGCTCCCCGGCCATCCCGGAGGGAAGGAACGGACGCATGGCAAACGAGATCTACATCGCGGTCGAATCCGGCTCCTGCGACATCAAGGGCGAGTCGTTCACCTTCGCACGCGGCGTCACTCGCGTCCGTGCCGGCCATCCGCTGCTCAAGGCGGTGCCCGATTACTTCGAGCCGATCGACGACCACGTCACCTTCGAGCATGGCAAGGCGAAGGCTGAGGCCGACGCGAAGAGGCACGAGGAGAATCTGGCCACCGAGGCGGAGGCGGCCGCCCGGAGCGACGTCGAGCAAGCGACGGCCGCTCCTGGCGAGAAGCGCAAGGGGCGTCGCGGAAAGAAGACCGCCACCGAGGCGGAGGAGGAAGAAGCTCCGGCAGAAGAGCCCGGCGGCGATGACGAGACTCCAGCATCCGAGGAGCCAGCCGACGGGCCGGCGCCGGAGCCAGGCGGCCTCACGATGGCCTCGCTGAAGGGCGAGTAAGTGGCGGTCCTCGACACCTACGGCGACGCGATCGCACGGCTGTCGAATGCCCAGACCGGCAACGGCGATAGCACGAACACGGCGACCCGCAGCACGCGCGAGACCGCGCGCGGCGGCGGCGTTGTCATCACCTCGGCGATCGGCGCGACCCCGACAGTGACGGTGAACATCATGGGCTCGGTCGACGGCGTGAACTTCTTCAACATCCCGTACGCCCTCGTCGCGACCCCCAGGACCTTCGTCGTCAGCGCGATCGTGATCACGACAGCAGTGACGACGACGTACCTGCTCCAGGAGAGCGTCTTCTGGCGCTACATCAAGCTCGTCTACTCGGCGAACACCAACGTGACCCTGACCGTGGACGTTGTCCTGTGAGATGGCTGAAGCGGATCTTCGGGCTCAAGAAGCCGCAGAAGGGCGAGGCGGTGCTGCGGGCGACGGTCATCCGCGCCGACGGCACGATCGAGGAGCTCGGCGTGATCGCGCGAGGCGAGATCGACCTGAACGCCGACACCGTGCAGCACATCGGGAGAGCCGAGTGAAGATCCCGACGCAGCGCCATTACGTTCGGACGGAGGTCCGTGAGGGGACGCCGATCGCCGTGTTGTACCGCGACAGCCCATGCACCGTCGAGGCAGGCCAGATCACCCACGACGAGTGGGAGGAGCTCGGATCCCCGCGCCTGGTCGACGTCGAGATGAACATCAAGCCCGTCGAGCCCGAGGCGGGCTAGATGGCCGCCGGCATCGTCCTTACGAACAACGGCGAGGAGTGGGGCTCTGAGCGCCTCGCCGGCGTGCAGGGCGCGGGAACCAACAACGTCGCCGGCAACGCCGGGTCCCACATCGGCTGGGGGACATCGATCACGACGCCGGCGAAGGGTGATACCACCCTCACCGCCGAGAGCGGGGATCCCGCCACCCGCGTCGCGACCTCGGTGACGGTGGTCGGCACGGGCTCAGCGGCGAAGTACCAGGCCACCGCGACGCTCCCGTCCACGACCACGCAGACGATCCAAGAGGCGGGCCTGTTCTCCGCGAACACGGCCGGGATCCTCTTCGTGCACGCGGCCTTCACCGGGATCGCGCTCTCGAGCGGCGACTCGATCGCGTTCACGCTCACCATCGATCCCGCCTGACCTTCGGCGTGACCTCACCCCGAGCATCAGGCCCCTGATCGGGGATGCCCCCCGCGCCGCGTCAACGGCCGGGGGGCCGGCACAAGGAGATGACGCTCCTCATGCGAGACAACCATCGGCTCTTCGGCTGGGCGAACCGTAGTCGGCAGTCTGTCCTACGGCGGATGACGGTCATCCTGGCGGCGCTCGTGATCGCGGTCGCATTCATGCCGGGGGCCGGCGCGCTTGAGACCGGGAACACTCACAACAAGTTCAGCATCGGGATCAACAACGCCGGAAGCAACCAGGGTGGCATCCAGTTCAAGCGATTCCTCGACGGAGACGCCACGACTGCGACCGCCGGCTGGGTCTCAGGTGACCGGTGCAGCTACGGCGGTGCATACGCTTTCCTCGAGAACGATGGCGTTCTGATCGGTCGCGTGACGGTCGCAAGGATTAACTACGCCCAGATCGACGACAAGTACATGAGCGAGGGCGTCCGGTACTACAACGGCACCGTGGCTCCTCCAGGGTCTCCACACGAGCTGAACGACTGTCCGGCCCCGGAGTTCTCCTACCCGACGCACAAGGGGTCTTTTCCCGCCGCTCCGGTCATCACGCTCCACGGTCCATCGGAGACGTTCGACACCCAGAGCATCGCTTCCCCGACAGGCGCGGCGATGCCCCTGCGGTGGGACTGGGTCTCGACGACGGCACACACCATCGCTCTCGTCGTCTACCAGGACACCCTCGGTGACAACGTGCAGATCCCCCTCGTAGCCCTCTACTTCGACGCGCTCGACCCATCCTTGACCTTCACCACGAACGCGCCGGCACCGCCCCCCCCGCCCCCAGCCGGCGGTGGTCTCTTCACGGTGTCTTGTCCGCTCGATCACATGGCATCCGACGATCCGATCGTCTACCCCGGCCAGCCCGGAGCGGCGCACCTGCACCAGTTCTTCGGTGCGAAGAACGTCACCGCCTCCACGGTCGCCTCGAGCCTTCCGGGTTCGCCGACGACGTGCGCCAACCTGGCCGACTCCGCGGGCTACTGGACGCCGGCGCTTGAGGGCCCCTCGCCCTCCAACGCTGTCGTGAACCCAGACAGCTTCACGGCGTACTACCTCGCTCCTGAGGGTCACACCGTGGCTCCGATCCCTGCGGGTCTCGTGATGATCTCCGACGCGGCATCTGCTCCCCTGGTCTCGGGGTGGTCGTGCTTCAACAACGTCACCGCGACCACGCCGCTGCCGCAGTCGTGCTCGGCGACCCAGACCAACGGGTTCCTGAAAGAGACGATCCACTTCCCGATGTTCTGGGACGGCGTGAACCTCGACTCGGCGAACCACCGTTCGCACCTGTCGTTCATCCAGGACGCGGGACATCCGGTCGAGATCGCGCATCTCGTCATCCAGGTCAGCTACACGCTGTTCTACGGCGCGACCTACCACCTTGCACCGAACCTCGACCAGACGATCCCGGCGGCCCACGCCGACTTCATGAACGGCTGGAACCAGGCCGCGCTCGCGAGCATGACGAACGTCTGCCTGAACGGTGGGCTCGACTGCAAGGGCGTCGTCCCGGCGGTCATCAACCCAACCGCGGCCGTCTCGGTGACGCCGAGCTCCGGAACCGCTCCGCTCGCGGTGACGGCCGATGCATCAGCCTCGGTCGCAGGTTCCTCGCCGATCTCGACGTACACGTTCAATTTCGGTGACGGCACCACGGTCGGGCCCCAGGCCGGTGCGACCGCTGCCCACACATACACGACGGCCAACATCTACACCGTGACGGTAACGGTCCTCGACACGGACGGCGGATCCGCGCAAGCGACCGCTGGGGTGACGGTGAACCCCGCCATCCCGCAATACGTGCTCCCGGCAGGTGGTCCGACGCGAGTGGACTGTCTCGCGGGCGGAACAGCGAAGGTGCCGATCGTCAACCAGCAGACCCCGACGTTCCTCGTGACCTGCCCGGGCGCGGGGTCGAACAACGGGAACGCTCAGATCCGCCTCGCCGACGGACAGTGGCAGCTCGTCTGCCCGCTCGGGGTGCTCCCGACCTACATCCAGACATCACCGCTGAAAGTGACCTGCCCATAGCCGTGACCTGAGGGCGACTCTCGCCTCATGACAGAGTTCGGATCCCGCCCGATGCGCCCGCGCGGAGCCGTCATCGCGGCGCTCGCCTTGGTTCTCGTCCTGTTCCCGAGCTGGCCGGCGTCGGCATCGACGGTCACGGAGCACTGCGGATTCTCCCACTTCGCCAATGACGACCCGATCGTTCACCCCGGAGAACCGGGTGCCTCCCACCTGCATCTGTTCGCCGGCAACCCCACGACCGATGCCTTCTCGACGCCTGATTCTCTCTTGGCAGCAGGGCAGACGACCTGCCACGACCAGCCGCTGGACTTCTCCGGCTACTGGGTCCCCGCCGTGTACGTCGACGGTGTGCAGACCTCGATCAAGCTCTCGCCCTACTGGAAGGACAACGGGGTCTCGGTCGTTGCCCCCCCGTTCGGCATGGAGTTCGTCGCGGGCCACGACTGGGGCGTCTCGGCGGTCTTCGCCTGCACGCCGGGAGGGAAGTACCTCACGCCTCCTGATTGCATGGGTCGCGGCGTGGTGAAGCTCCGCGTGTTCTTCCCCTCGTGCTGGGACGGCGTCGGAACCTCCCAAGCCGACTTCGCCTATCCCGCTGCCAAGGTCTGCCCCGACGGCTTCGCCATTCGGATCCCCGAGCTGTTCCTCCAGGTCGACACCAAGATCGTCGACGGAACCGCTCGCACCTTCGCCCTCGCCTCCGGTGCGGATGGCTCGGTGAGCGACTACACCACGATGCACGCCGACTTCATGGACGCCTGGACGCCGGAGGCGATGCAGACACTGATTGACCGCCTGAACGCGGGGTAGCCCGTGGCCGGTAGCATCACCAACCTTGACGCGCGCGATACCGGCACCACCAACCCCGCGGTCTCGAACTCGAAGACATTCACGAATGGCCGTCTGTATGTGATCGCGCTCTCGGAGCGGATCAGTGGCGGTCTCACCG